AAGAAGCAGTTTATGATGGAGAAGATGTAATATCTGAAACAGTATTCGGAGAAGGTTTTTTAGTAGATGTTCTTTGGCGAGATTTAGAAGTTGATGAGAATGAAGAAATAGACCATCCTTATGGTTGGAAATCTTATGAGGTAAATATTGATAACGAAGGGATACATAGATTTTTAGGTCTTAAATACCAAGATTTGAAATTCTAATAATATATTAATATAGATATGAATTATTTTAAATACACACAAAACAATACATATAGCAAGTCTTTAACTATTAATTATATAATTAGTTATGATTGATATGGGAGATATAAAATTATATAGTTTGAGTTTTGTAGGTTTTGCTATGTCTCTTACAAATATTGATGTAATATTAAAAATAATATTATTAGCATTAACCATTGGATATACAATTCAAAAGTGGTACTTATTAAATAAAGACAAGTAGTTATTAGAAATATAGATAAAATAATAGTTCACTGTACTGATACTCCTGAAGGGAGAAATGTTTCTGTAGATGAGATAAGAAGATGGCATGTTGAAGAAAGGGGTTGGTCAGATATTGGATACCATATAGTAATTTCACTAGATGGAAGTGTTCATGAAGGAAGACCTATTGAAAAAACAGGAGCACATTGTAAGGGTCAAAATAAAAATTCTATAGGAATAGCTTACGTAGGAGGTAAAGGTGGAGACACTAGAACCGATGAACAAAAATCTGCTTTAGTAGATATGTTGGAGTTTTATAAAATAAGATATCCATCAATAGAAATATACGGTCATAGAGATTTTTCAAATAAAGATTGTCCTAGCTTTGATGCTAGAAAAGAATACGAGAACATAAGTTCAATGTGGTAATTAAATTAAATAACAATTAAAATGAAATTAGGTAAAGAAGAATTAGAAAACATTAGAGCTATTAATACTAAGTTTTTAAAATTAAAAAACGAAATAGCTGATGTAGAGATTATAAAGTACGGATTACTTCAAAAGTTAGACGAGCACAAATCTTCACTAAACAAAGTAGAGTCAGACTTAATTGAGAAATACGGAGCTGATGCTGTTATAGATATAAAAACAGGAGATGTTACTATTTCAAAAAAATAAAATATAATGGATATTAGAAAAATTTCAGTAGGTCCTGATTATAAATCAGGAGCAATGCATTATTTAATTAATCAGGTAGTATTAGGTGGTAACTATACAATACATCGAATAGTACAAGATTCAAATAATAATAATTTTCTAATATACATAGAGAATGAAGACCAAGAAGTTTTTCTTTGGAAGTCTTTTAGTAGCACAGTTCCTGTGTCAATTGAATATAATATAAATTTTATTTAATGAAATCACCAACGGATTTTATAGTTCGTGCAGTCAACGGTAAAAGATACAACAATACAAAAGAGATTGCCGGATTAGAAATAATAATTAACACTTCAGAAGAAAACCACAAAGCATCTAACAGAGAAGCAGAGGTTGTGGAAACTCCTATAGGATATAATGGTCCTATTAAAAAAGGAGATATACTTTTAGTTCACCACAACGTATTTAAGTTTTATAATGATATGCGTGGTAGAAGAAAAAGCGGTAAGAGTTTTTTTAAAGATGATTTGTTTTTTATAGATGACCAACAATTTTATATGTATAAAAATAAAGATGGTTGGAACTCTATAGGGAAGTATTGTTTTATTGAACCTACTAGTGTTAAGGATTCTTACATATATAAAGGGATAAAGGAAGAACCTCTTCATGGAGTAGTAAAGTATTCTAATAGTCAACTAAAAAGTATTGGGATTGATACAGGATGTGAAGTTATATTTGAACCTGAAAGCGAGTATGAGTTTACAGTAGATGGTGAAAAATTATTTAGAATGTTTACTAATAACATAGTTGCTGTATTATGACATCAAACGAACTAAAGAAACAAATTATAGAAGCAGGTATGCGTGCTGTCAAGCAACTGATTAAAGTTGCAAAAGAAGATATTATTAAGCCTGACCCTGAAGATGAGTTGGCTGCTGATAGATTAAAAAATGCAGCAGCAACTAAGAAGCTTGCTATATTTGACGCATTTGAAATACTTAATAGAATAGAAACGGAGAAAGAAGCTTTAGAGCTATTAGAAAAGGGAGGTAATACAAAACATACAAACCAAGGATTTGCAGAACGTAGGTCAAAATAAATTATACAGAATAATACCTAACTATATTCCTAAGAATGTTGTAACTAATAAAAACAGGAATAGTAGTTGGATGTATGGATATAACGATAAGTATGATTTAGTTATTATATCAAAAACAGGAAAGCTTGGAGATGTAATAGAAGTGTCAGGTTTAAAAATAGGCTTACCTCTCACCCCTAAAGAGTGTCTTCAAAGACACAAAGATAAACAGCATCAGTATTGGGAAAGACATGAACTGCCAAAAGAACTTTCAAAAATAAAATCTATATTCCAATGGAATGAAATGCCTACAGCTTTTAAAGATAGGTGGGTAGATTATATTGAAAATGAATTTGATAAAAGAGAAGATGGTTTTTGGTTCATGAATAATGGAGTTAAAACTTATATTACAGGTTCTCATTATATGTATCTTCAATGGTCAAGTATAGATGTTGGATACCCTGACTTTAGGGAAGCCAATAGAATATTTTGGATTTTTTGGGAAGCGTGTAAAGCTGACAAGAGAAGTTTCGGAATGACTTACTTAAAGATTAGACGTTCCGGTTTTTCTTTTATGGGTTCTAACGAATGTGCTAACACAGGAACTTTAGCAAAAGACGCAAGGGTCGGAATACTTTCAAAGACAGGGGCGGATGCTAAAAAAATGTTTACGGATAAGGTAGTTCCAATATGTAATAGGTTACCTTTCTTTTTTAAACCTGTTCAAGATGGTATGGACAAGCCAAAAACAGAATTAGCTTTTAGAGTTCCTGCTTCAAAAATTACTAAAAAAAATATGCACGAGGTTGACTCTGAAGAAATAACAGGGTTGGATACAACTATTGATTGGAAGAATACAGATGATAACTCTTATGATGGGGAAAAGTTATTGTTATTAGTTCATGATGAAAGTGGTAAGTGGATAAAGCCAAATAATATATTAAACAATTGGCGAGTTACTAAAACTTGTTTGAGGTTGGGTAGTAAAATTATTGGAAAGTGTATGATGGGTTCAACATCAAATGCTTTAGAAAAAGGAGGAGGTAACTTTAAAAAGTTATATGAAGACTCCAATGTGGGAACACGAAACTCAAATGGTCAAACCAAAAGCGGGTTATATTCACTTTTCATCCCTATGGAGCAAAATATGGAGGGCTTTATAGATAGATACGGAATGCCTGTTTTATATAATCCTAAAAAAACTTTATTAGGTGTAGATGGGGAAATGATTAATCAAGGAGCTATAGATTATTGGGAGGCAGAAGTTGATTCTTTGAAAGACGACCCTGATGCTCTTAATGAATTTTATCGTCAATTTCCTAGAACGGAGTCACACGCATTTAGAGATGAAAGTAAACAATCTTTATTTAATCTAACTAAGATATATCAACAGATAGATTATAATGAAACTTTAATACATGAACATCATGTAACTAGGGGTTCGTTTTATTGGAAGAATGGAATCAAAGATACTGAAGTTATATTTAGACCTGATAAGCACGGTAGATTTAATATTGGTTGGAGACCAAAGAAAAGTTTACAGAATAGAACAATAACAAAGAACGGTATTAAATATCCCGGAAACGAACACATAGGTTCTTTCGGTTGTGATAGTTATGATATATCAGGAACAGTTGGTGGAGGAGGTTCTAATGGAGCATTACACGGTGTGACTAAGTTTAATATGGATGACGCTCCTAGTAACGCTTTTTTTTTAGAGTACGTAGCTAGACCTCAAACTGCAGAGATATTTTTTGAAGAGGTATTAATGGCTTGTGTATTTTATGGCATGCCAATACTTTGTGAAAACAATAAGCCTAGATTACTTTATCATTTTAAGAATAGAGGTTACAGAGGCTTCAGTATGAATAGACCTGATAAAACTTATAACAAGCTTTCTAAGACAGAAAGAGAGTTAGGGGGTATACCTAACTCATCTGAAGATGTAAAGCAAGCTCACGCAGCCGCTATTGAGTCTTATATAGAGAATCATATAGGATTAAATATAGATGAAAGCAACTCTGATAGTTTAGAAGCTGATATGGGCACAATGCCTTTTGTCAGAACACTAGAAGATTGGGCAAAGTTTGATATTAGTAATAGAACAAAGTTTGATGCAACTATAAGTTCAGGATTGGCTATAATGGCTAATCAAAAACACTTATATATACCTCAAAAAAAAGAGTCAAAAATTAGTCTTAACTTTGCAAGATATAGTAACTCAGGAAGAACAAGTCAATTATTATAAATAAATGGAAGATAATATAAAAATAAATATTGATTCAGCAGGTTTTCCAAATCAGTTTGCTTCAGATTCAGAAAAAGCAACTGACCAATATGGATTAATGGTGGGTCAAGCTATTCAATATGAATGGTTTAGAAAGGATAGTAATCAGTGTAGATTTTACAATCAATGGGGAGAATTTAATCGTCTTAGACTTTATGCTCGTGGAGAGCAATCAGTAGCTAAATATAAAAATGAATTAGCTATTGATGGAGATTTATCTTATATGAATTTAGATTGGACCCCTGTTCCTATTATTCCAAAGTTTGTAGATATTGTTGTAAATGGAATGTCTGATAGATTATTTAAGGTTGGAGCTTATGCACAAGATGCAATGTCTCAAGCTAAAAGAAGTAAGTATCAGGATATGATTGAAGGTCAAATGGCTGCTAAAACTGAGTTGCTTAGTATCCAAGAAAAATTTGGAGTAGACCCTTTTACAGTAGCTCCCGACCAACTTCCTGCTAATGATGAAGAGCTATCTTTATATATGCAGTTAAACTATAAACCTGCAATTGAAATAGCAGAGGAAGAGGCAATCAATACTTTGTTGGATGATAATCACTATATAGATTTAAGAAAAAGATATGACTACGATTTAAGTGTATTGGGTATTGCTATAGGTAAGCACGAGTTCCTTCAAGGAGATGGAGTTAAGGTTTCTTATGTAGACCCTGCAAACGTAGTGTATAGTTATACAGAAGACCCTCATTTTAAAGATTGTTTTTATTGGGGTGAAATTAAGACTGTTGGAGTTACAGAGTTAATGAAGATAGACCAAAGTTTAACTAATTCTGATTTAGAAGAAATATCAAAGTATAGCCAATCATGGTATGATTATTTTAATGTTGCTCAATATTATCAAGATAGTTTGTTTGCTAGAGATAGTGTTACTCTTTTATACTTTAATTATAAAACTACCAAAAATTTTGTTTACAAAAAGAAAATAACAGAAGGTGGTGGTTCTAAAGTAATTGAGAAAGATGATACTTTTAATCCTCCAACAGAAATGATGGAAGAAAACAATTTTGAAAAAGTATCTAAAACAATTGATGTTTGGTATGAGGGTATTATGGTTATGGGAACAAACATTATCCTTAAATGGGAAATGTCTGAAAACATGGTAAGACCTAAGTCAGCAAGTCAACACGCAATGCCTAACTATGTTGCTGTTGCACCTAGAATGTATAAAGGGAATGTAGAGTCTTTAGTTAGAAGAATGATTCCTTTTGCAGATTTAATTCAGATGACTCATCTGAAACTACAGCAAGTTATATCTAGAACAGTTCCGGATGGTGTGTATATTGATGCCGATGGATTAAACGAAGTAGACTTGGGAACAGGAAATGCATACAATCCTGAAGACGCATTAAGACTTTACTTTCAAACAGGTAGTGTTATTGGTAGAAGTTATACAGGAGATGGAGAGTATAACCAAGGTAAAGTTCCTATTAAAGAACTAAACTCTAACTCAGGAGCGAGTAAGACTCAAATGCTTATCACTAATTATAATCATTATTTAAATATGATTAGACAGGTGACAGGTCTTAATGAGGCTAGAGATGCTAGTACTCCTAACCCGGATGCTTTAGTTGGTGTTCAAAAGTTAGCAGCATTAAGTTCTAATACAGCAACTAGGCATATATTAGATGGAAGTTTGTATATGTATAGAACAATGGCAGAAGCTTTAGCTCTTAGAGTTTCAGATATTCTTGAGTACTCAGATTTTAAAGAAGAGTTTATAAACCAAATTGGAAAATATAATGTATCAATACTAAGTCAAATTAGTGATTTATATATTTATGACTTTGGAATATTTATTGAAGTAGCTCCGGATGAAGAAGAAAGAGCACAGCTAGAAGCAAATATAAATATGGCTTTATCTAAAGGAGATATAAATCTAGAGGATGCTATAGATATTAGAGAGCTTCGAAACTTGAAGATGGCTAATCAACTTCTTAAAGTTAAAAGGATTAAGAAGCAGGAGAGAGATGAAAAGTTCCAAATGCAACAACAGGCTATGGCTTCTCAACAAGCACAGCAGTTACAGCAAATGAAATCAGGTGCTGAAATGCAAAAGCTTGAAATGGAAACTCAGTCTAAGATGAAAGTTAAACAAGCAGAGATTGCATTTGAAATTGAAAAAATGAATAACGAAGCTATGCTTAAAGCTAACTTAATGAAACAAGAGTTTGCATACAATCAAGAACTTAGAAACGTTAGTGAAAATGCTTTAGAGTCTAGAGAATCTCAAAGAGAAAAAGCAAAATCAGATAGAATATCTCAGGCTAATACTGAGCAGTCTCAATTAATAAATCAACGTAAAAATAATCTTCCACCTCAAAGGTTTGAGTCTAACGAAGATAGTTTAGATGGATTTGATTTAGCAGAATTTGAACCTAGATAATACCTAAAAAAAATAATTAAATTAATATTAACTTTGTAAAAATTATAATCAAATGGAATTTAAAGTAAAAGAAGTAAATCCTGTTGAGGAAAAAGGAACTCAACAAGTAGAAAAAGAGTTGTTAGAAAAACATGAGCAACAACTTGAAGGTGGGTCTGTTCAGGAAACTGTTCAAGAAAACCAACCTGAACCTGTAGAAGATAAAAAAGAAGAACCATCTACTGAATTAGAAATAAACGAAGAAAGGGTTTTGTCTTTTATAAAAGATAAGTATCAAAAAGAAATTAATTCTTTTGAAGAATTACTTGAAGAAAGAAAAGAGTCTGAAGAATTACCTGAAGACGTAAGTGCTTACTTTAAGTTTAAGAAAGAAACAGGTAGAAGCATTAATGATTACGTTAAGCTTCAAAGAAATTTTGATGACATGCCTGAAGACGCATTGTTGTCTGAATATTTTTTGGCTACAGATGAAGCCATTGATGCAGAAGATGTAGATGCTATAATGGATGACTATAGATATGATGAAGATTTAGATGATGAGTCAGATATTAAAAAAGCTAAATTAAAAAAGAAAAGAATTGTTGCCAAAGCTAAAAAGTTTTTCAACGAACAAAAGGAAACATATAAGCAACCTGTCGAGTCGACAAGGGAAGCTAGTTCTCCTGAAGTAGATGAAAAATTAAAAGCTTACCAACAGTATTTAGATAATGCAAAAACGGTAGAAGAGACTAACTTAAAAAAATCTGAGTGGTTTACAAGTAAAACTAACGAGGTTTTTTCTTCTGAGTTCAAAGGTTTTGAGTTCGAGGTAGGAGAAAGTAATGTTACCTTTAATCCGGGAGATGCTGACGAGTTAAAGAAATCAAACTCTACACCAATGAACTTTATAAATAAGTTTATGAATGAAGAAGGTTTGATGACTGATGCCGCAGGATACCATAAAGCATTATCGGTAGCAATGAATCCTGACAAGTTTGCCAAGTTTTTTTATGAGCAAGGTAAATCAGATGCTATTGAAGGGGATGCTCGCAAGGCTAAAAACATAAACATGACTATGCGAAAATCACCTGAAACAGTTAACAAAGGTGGAATGCAAATTAAAGCTTTAAGCAATAACTCAGGTAAAGGCTTAAGGATTCGAAGTAACAAATAATTAATTAACAACAAAAAGGTAGTGACTTACCACTAAAAAAAAATGGCAGTATTAAATACACCGGGTTTTGACTTGCAGCCTTCGGCTCAACAAGTACCCTTATCAACAAATTATATAACTGACTTCAACTTTTTGAATCAGTATCTTCCTGATACTTATGAAAAAGAGTTTGAGCGTTATGGAAACAGAAGTGTAAGTTCTTTCTTGCGTATGGTAGGAGCAGAGCTTCCTTCTAATTCTGACCTTATCAAATGGGCAGAGCAAGGTCGTTTGCATACTAAATATGTAAACTGTACATCAGCCGCTGCAGCAGCAGCAGATACAGCTACTATTACTGTAGCAGATGTATTAGTCCCTGCAACTCAGCCTGCAGGCGGTGCAGGTCAAATTGCAATTAGAGTAGGTCAGACAGTAATGATTTCTGACAACTCTATTAACTCTACAAACAGTAACAAAGGTATTGTTACTTCTGTAGATACAGCTAATGGAACTTTTGACGTAGCTTACTACGAAGCAGGAGGACAAACTTTTGCAGCAGCAGTAGTTGTTTCTGTATTCATTTATGGTTCTGAATTTAAAAAAGGAACTAATGGAATGGTAGGTTCTTTGGAAGCTGATGATTTCATCTTCGAAAACTCTCCAATCATTATCAAAGATAAGTATGCAGTATCAGGTTCTGATATGGCTCAAATTGGATGGATTGAAGTAACAACTGAAAATGGAGCATCAGGATTCTTATGGTACATAAAATCTGAGCATGAAACAAGATTACGTTTTGACGATTATCTTGAGACTGCAATGGTTGAAGCAGTACCTGCTGAAGCAAATTCAGGAGCTATCTCTGCAGGTGGTGATGTAGGTAACAAAGGTTCTGAAGGTATTTTCTACACTGTGAACAACAGAGGAAATGTATTTGGAGGTGGAAACCCAACAGCACTAAGTGATTTCGATTCTATTATCCAAAGATTAGATAAGCAAGGTTCTATCGAAGAGAATGTTATTTTTGTAAACCGTGATTTCTCATTTGACATTGACGATATGTTAGCTGCTCAAAACTCTTATGGAGCGGGTGGTACTTCTTATGGTCTTTTTGACAATGATGAAGATATGGCTTTGAACTTAGGATTCTCAGGATTCCGAAGAGGATATGATTTCTACAAGTCAGATTGGAAATACTTGAACGACCCAACAATGCGTGGTGGAATTACAGGTGGAGCTATCAACGGACTTTTAGTTCCTGCAGGTTCTACAACTGTATATGACCAAGTACTTGGTAAAAACGCTAAGAGACCATTCTTACACGTTCGATACAGAGCTTCTGAGACTGAAGATAGACGTTACAAAACTTGGATTACAGGTTCTGCCGGAGCGGCAAGAAACTCTGATTTGGATGCAATGGAAGTACACTTCCTTTCTGAAAGAGCAGTATGTACTCTAGGTGCAAACAACTTCTTCTTATTCAAGAACTAGTAAATAGTAAAACTAAAGGGAGGGTAACTCCTCCCTTTTTTATTTTAATTTTAATTTAAATTTTATCTAATGAAAAAAGTAAAAACACCCAAAGACAAATCGTATAAACTTAAAAAAGAAGTAGCTCCTTTAAGTTATATGTTACCCTCAAGAAACAGCAGAAGACTTCCATTATTACACTTCGATACTACAGAAGGAATAAACAAGCCTTTAAGATATGCTGTTAATCAAAAAACACCTTTTGAAGATGAGCAAGATGGAAATGCAATTTTAGAACCTATTATTTTTGAAGATGGTTTTTTGTTTGTTCCTAAAAACAATCCTGTTCTTCAGGAGTTTCTTCACTATCACCCTCAGAACGGAAGTGTATTCGTTGAGGTTGATAATGAAAAAGATGCATCTAAAGAAGTTGAAATTTTAAATGTAGAAGTTGATGCTTTAATTGAAGCTAGAAAACTAAACATAGAACAAGTAGAAACATTATCTAGAGTTTTATTTGGACATGATATTAGTAAGTTTACAACTTCAGAACTCAAAAGAGATATTTTAGTTTTTGCAAAAAGAGACCCGTATTCTTTTATGAATGCAATTAATGACCCTATGTTAAAGCTTCAAGGTAAGGTAGCTTTGTTGTTTGACCAAAACATTTTGTCATTTAGAAATAATAGAAAAGATGTATTTTACAATACATCATCTAACAAGAAAAAAATGTTAACTATTCCTTATGGTGAAGACCCTATTTATATAGTTTCTTCTTTCTTAAAAAGCGACGAAGGAATTGAAGCATTAAAAATGTTAGAATCAAAACTAGAATAATAACAATAATTATTTATATTGAGAGGCAATTTAGGAAACTAAGATGCCTCTTTTTTTTTAGTTATCTTTGTAAAAAAAATAACAACAATGATAAACTCTGTAAGAAATACTGTATTATCGGTATTAAACAAAAATAACTATGGGTACTTATCTCCTTCAGACTTTAATCTATTTGCTAAACAAGCTCAATTAGATTTGTTTGAAGATGTATTTTATGAATACAATTATCAAATTAATAAAGAAAACGCAAGGCAATCAGGAACAGGGTATGCAAACATATCTAAATCTTTATCTGAAGTTATAGAAGGTTTTAATGATTCTTCAACCCTACAGAATGTTTTTCAAAATACATATGTTCTACCTGATGATTGGTATTTTATTAATGATGTTTATTATAATAATAAAACTGTAGAAAAAATATCTGCTAGTAAAATAAAAAGATTACTAAATTCAAACTTAACAGCACCTACTTCTGCATTTCCTGCTTATGTTTTAAGGCAAAATGTTTTAGATGCTTATCCTTCTACTATTACCGGAAGTGTAATAGATATAAATTACATAAGGTATCCTTTAGTACCTAATTGGACATATAATGTTTTATATGAAGGTGCACCTGTTTTTAACCCATCACAAGTTGGGTATCAAGATTTTGAATTACCGGCTGACTATGAACCTGATTTAGTAAATAAAATTTTACAATATGCAGGTGTATCTATTAGAGAAAACACAGTAACTAATTTTGGAATTGCTCAAGAGCAACAAGAAAATAACGATGAAAGATAATGGCATACTTAAGTGAATATCAATATTACGAAAACGAAGGTACCGCTCCAACAAATAAAAATTGGGGTTCGTACCAATACGTTAGCTTAGAAGACATTGTAAATAACTTTATGTTAATGTACAGTGGCAATCATTCTTTAATTAATAACGAAGAACAATACAAAGTTTTGTTTCATGCAAAAAGAGCTGTTCAAGAATTAAACTATGATGCTTTTAAAGAAATTAAAGTTTTAGAACTAAAGCTAGATGATGAGTTTAGGTTTGTTCTTCCTAGTGATTATGTAAATTGGGTTAGAATATCTGTGTTAAGAAACGGAGTTCTTATGCCTTGTGGTGAAAACATTCAAGCAAATGGTGCATCTAGTTATCTTCAAAATAGTCAAGGAAAGATTTTATTTGATTCTGAAGGAAATATAGAATCAACAACTTCTGAGCTTGATACCTTGAGAATAACTCAGCAACTAAAAACAATGTACCTAAACGGTAATAGCCCATATAATAATCAGTATGGTTATAACTATGATGGTAGATGGTACTTTGATTTTGAGATAGGTGCTAGGTTTGGATTAAATACCGAGACAGCAAATATGAATCCTACGTTTAGAATAGACTCTAAAGCAGGGGTTATAAACTTTGATTCATCTCTTGATGATGAAGTTGTTGTTGTAGAATATGTATCAGATGGTATGGAAGGTGGAGACAACACTTTAATAACTGTAAATAAATTGTTTGAAGATTATGTCTATGCTTACATTCAGTATGCTATTTTAAATAGTAAACTTGGGGTGCAAGAGTACATAGTGAATAGAGCACGTAAAAGTAAAACAGCTCTTTTAAGAAACGCAAAAATTAGAATTAGTAATATTCATCCCGGAAGACTATTAATGAATCTTCGAGGAAGAGATAAGTGGATAAAGTAATATGGCGGATATTCAAAAGAATTTTGTTGCCGGTAAGATGAACAAAAGTGTCGATGAGAGACTTGTTCCTAACGGTCAGTATGTAGATGCATTAAATGTAAGACTAGGTTCTACTGAAGCTTCTGAGATTGGTTCTGTAGAGAATGCATTAGGAAACACTTCTTTAACTATGTTAAATTTTAATAGCATAAGTTTAAGTGATAATGCAACTTGTATTGGTAGCATTCATGATAGTCAGAAAGATACTATATATTGGTTTGTACACGATAGTTCATTTACAGCTTCAGCTACAGGTAAGATAGATATGATACTATCATACAATACTAATTCAGATGTGTTAGCATATCATGTAATTAGTTCTGATGATGGAGGAGGTCAAAATACTACATTAAATTTTGACCCTAAATATCTTATTACAGGTGTAAATAAAATTGATGATTTGTTATTTTTTACAGACAACTTTAATCCTCCAAGGGTTATTAATGTAATGAATAATTATGAGAACCCTGCTAACTATATAGACAGGTTTTCTTCTGAAGATATTTTAGTTATCAAAAAACCTCCATTTACAGCACCTACATTAGTTATGACTAATGTAAATAATAACTCTGATTTTATAACTGAAAGATTTATTTCTTTTGCTTATAGATATTTATATGAAAATGGAGAATATAGTGCAACCTCACCTTGGAGTGAAATTGCATTTAATCCTAAAGCTTATAAACCCTCAGTAAAAAGCGGTGTAAATGATGGTATGGTAAATCAGTTTAATGCTGTAGACGTAACATTTAACACGGGAGGAGAGTTGGTTGTAGGTGTTGACCTTTTATTTAAAGAGTCTGAAAGTAATGTTATTAAGGTTATTGAGAAGATAAACAAATCAAACTTAGGTTATTCAGACAACACAAAATATTCTTTTACTTTTAGTAACAGTAAAATATTTACAGTATTACCTGAGTCAGAATTATTGAGACTGTATGATAATGTTCCTCATAAAGCTAAAGCTCAAACATTAATGGGCAATAGATTAATTTATGGAAACTATATAGATGGATATGATTTAAAAGATGAAGATGGGCAGCCAATTGATTTAAGATATAACTTATCTTTAAATTCTGTAGATGCAACTGATGCACCTTTAACGGTAAATACTACCTCAACCTCTTATACTGTTGGAAACTTTAGTACGACAATTCAAGATTCTTCTTTGAGTTTTGAAATACCAATAGATATATTTCCTACAGAAATAGGAGCAGAGCTTTCTTTTGAATATGTTTTAGAGCATGATTCTTTTCATGAGGTTGGCGCAGCAACTGCTCCTGTTGAAACATCAGAAGATATTATAGTATCTCTTATATTTCCTATTAATAAAGTATATAATAACATAAATGAACTAATTACATCTGATGAATTTACAAATATAATTGGTGTAACAGGAGGTAATATATTAAGTGTTCAAGATTCTTGTAATGGATTTACTTTTACAGATACAGTAAATTGTTCTATTCCTGCAGCACTTGGAAGTTATGAAAAACAAAGAAGTGGAATAACACAACTAGACCAAGCTATTGCAATTAGTTTGTCAGGGAATACTGTTACTCTTTCTAATATAGCTATGGAGTTTAAAAATAACTCAGGGGATATTGTTTTTGAATATTATAAAATAGTAGGTATTCCAACTGCTACTTATAATTCAGTTGGTAATCCTAAAAGTTTACATAGTAATAGAAGTTATGAAGTTTCAATGATATATGTTGATGATTATAATAGAGCTACAACAGCATTGGTTAGTAATACAAATACTATTAGCACCCCTCCTTCTTCTTCTATTACTCAAAATAAAATACAAGTTAATATACCAACTTCTCAAACGCCTCCTTATTGGGCTAAAGGTTATAAGTTTGCAATTAAGTCTGATGGTGGTTCTTATAAAACTATATTTAGTAATATTGCTTATTTAGACCCTATAACAAATGACACATACTTTTTGCTTGAAGGAGAAAATTCAGCTAAAGTAGAAGAGGGTGATGTTCTTATTGTAAAGACAGATGTTAATGGAGCAAGAACAAATAAAACATTAACTACTGTTTTAGAAAAAAAATCACAAGAAGCTGATTTTATTGAACCTATAAATCCTGCAGGTGGAGACCCTCTTGAGGTTCCTTCAGGTGTTTATATAAAACTTAATGCTACAAGTTTTTCAACTGCAAATATTGCTAATGCAGTAATATCTCCCGGAGAAGTAGAAAATACAAGACAATCAAGAAATAAACCTTGGATAATTTATCCAATGAACAAAGAAACCTCTCCGGGGGTTTGGGAAGATTATACTGTTCCTGAGAATAGTAGAATAAGTTTTTATTTTAAAGGATATAGAAGAGGTTATAAGAATAGATGTTCTTCTGATTGTGAAAGAGCAATATACACAATTGATTTAGATTTAGTTTCTAGTAGAACATATAGTAATATGTATGATTTTTTTATTGGAGACAATGTAGCTGATTTGTTAAACCAAGGAGTAGGTGAGTGTGATACCAATTACACTACTGAACTTATTGGTTCAAACAACCCTGCTCCTAGATTAGTCAGTTCATTTGAACGACCTTCTCCACAGACAGCAGAATATGCTTTTGAGTTTCAAAGAGATAATGTTACAAGTCAAATGGTATTATCAATTCAAAGTAATTACAAAGGTTGTGGTGATTGGAGTGCAAGCTCAAGTGTTTCTGCTGAGGTTACAGTTTATAGAGCTGACTCTACTTTTATTTTTGAAACTCAACCTGATGAAACTGCTCCTGATATTTTCTTTGAGTCTCCTACTACATATCCTATTGTAAATGGATTTCATCAAGGAAACGTAGCTAATCAATCACCATCTCAAGCAGGTATTGTATTGACTGATTTCTTTAACTGTTTTAGTTTTGGAAATGGTTCAGAAAGTTATAAAATAAAAGATTCTATAAAAGGAAAAGCTTTTGGTTTTGGAGAAAGAGTAACTGCTGTTGCTTCACAAGATTACAAAGAAGCAAAAAGAAAAGCAGACTTAACTTACAGTGGTGTATATAATAACGAAAACAATGTAAACAAATTAAATGAATTTAATTTAGGTTTAGTAAATTATAAATCTTTAGAAGAATCATTTGGTTCAATACAAAAATTATATGCAAGAAGCACAGATATACTTACTCTTCAAGAAGATAAAATATCTTATGTACTTGCGGGTAAAAATTTATTATCTGATGCAGCAGCAGGTGGAGCTATTACATCTATACCTGAAGTATTAGGTACTCAGATAGCAAGATTAGAAGATTATGGAATAAGTGAAAACCCTGAAAGCTTTGCTCAATTTGGTTTTAATAAATATTTTACTGACCAAAAACGTGGAGCTGTATTACAGTTAAAAGGAGGTTCATATAACAATGAACAGCTATCTGTTATATCTACATCAGGGATGAGAAGTTATTTTAGAGATTTATTTACCTCTAATGTAAATACTCAAAAATTAGGAGGGTACGACCCTTACCACGATGAATATATATTAACAGTTACAGATACAAGTTTACCTGTTGATTCTCAATGTGTAAGCTGTGGTATTACAATAGATTATGATTTCTCTATAGATAATAATGCAAAATTATTTTGTGTAGAACTTGGTTCTAATGTAGGAACATCTACAATTGATTATGTAGTTTCAGGAGGTTCATATAATATTACTGTAAATTTTGATGGACAAGAAACTTCTTCAGGACCTGTTACTAACAATGGTTCATTTACTTTTAATAAAACAAATGCTTTAAAATCAACAGCTACTCTAACTGTTACAGGTCAAGCTTCTGCAGGTGAAACACTTCAACTTACAACAAATTGTGTTTCTGCTGAACCTTTAACTATTATTCAACTAGCTTTAACAGCTAATTATGATGCTGAACAAAGCATTCATTATGGATATGACTATTCTTTAAATGGATACAATTCTCCAAGACAAGATTTTAGAGTTGAAATGATAGAAGGTACTACTCCTATTGTAAGTGAGTACTTTGCTACATCAGGTAATAAAGGTCAGTCAAATATGCCTACAAATGGAAGTACTGTTACTATGTATGTAACAAAACAAGATGGTGATACATTTGATTGGGAAGAAGTAAATGATGAACTTAGGTTTTATACAAGTAATACTTTATACACTAATAATGCTACAGATATAAATACATTAGTGTCTGTTTCAAATGAAGCTACGTATTTAGTTTCTAAACAGATAGAGGTTAGTGTTGCATTAGCTTATGGAGAAGCAGGAGACCAAGCTAATTGTTGTGGTGAAGGACTTAATCAAAATTTCTTTATTCCTTATAATGAAAGTTTTATAAACGCAAATACATTATATGTTGATGCAGCTTTAACAATACCAACTGCAGTTGCATCAGGGTTATCATTACATAACTCTAGCTTTCCTACTATACAAAGAAGAAGTGCAGGTAATGGTAATATTATTTCAGGTTATACTGCTTGTCCTAATTGCGAAGGAGCAGGAAACCAAGATGTACCTTTAGAAATTTTTGTTCCCACTATATACGCGGCTACATTTACAATGCCAAATACATCGGATGCATATTTATATTTATTATATAGAACAAATCTTTCTACTAGTAAGTTATTATGTTATGACTCTAGTGATAGTTATGATGTTTGTTGTGATTGTATTAGTAGTGTATGGAGGTCTGTTGAGTTAAAGACATCAACTAATGAAGATAACGCTTGTTGTGGAGCTGTTAATACAGGTGTTTATTATTTTGCTTATGCAGAAACAGATTGGACTACAGCTACTGTTCTTTATACAGATGTAGATTTATCAATACCTGCTCCTAATGCTTTTTATGTAGAGGGAGATGGAACAGGTACTCAACCCGTTAGAGAAATATCAGATGGAAATGGTACTTTAGGATTATTATCTAATTGTGCTCCATGTACATCTTTATTGGAAGTAGGTTATGATGCAAATGATGCAGATGGAGTTTGTTGTGAAGTACCTAGTACTACTAATGTTTATGTAGCTCAAGGAGAAACATTTCAAACAGCAACAAATATCTATAGTGAAGATACTTTGAATGTACCTGCAGCGGATGGTTTTTATGCAGCTTCAAGAGTGTTAACATCAGTATCTCTAGATACTAATACTAATGAAACTTCTTTGTGTTGTTTCTCAGGAGGACCGGGAACTACTTATTATATGTCTAGTCAGAACTTTGACCAAGTTGTAACTTTTAATACAGCTCATTCAATATGGTTAGATGAAGAAGGAACAGTAGCAGCACCTGCAGGGTATTACATAGAAGATGTATCAGGAACTAATACTAGACAAATACTTAATAATAATTCAGGATTACTAGAAAATATTGTAGCTTGTGCTTCTTGTACAAGAAGTGTGTTTAGTTCATCTATGAACCTTGGGAGTTCTGTAGCTTGTACAACAGCTCCTGAGTTTTACTATACTTGGAAGAATGTTGGTAATACAGCAAGTACACCTGAGCTTGGTGATGTGGTTTATTATCTTCAAACAGGTGGTAACTATCTTAGTGCAGGAAATTACTATATGAGTGCAGGAAGTAGAATTTATACTATTAATAATAATGGAGCAGTAGTTCAAATACAAAATTGTGTTTAATAAAATTAATATAAAATGGCAGCAGTAGAAGGTGAATATTTTTTAGATGGTAGTACGTTATCTAATTCAACAGCGGTTTACATAAATGTGGACCTTACAATAAAAGCTCTTGATGGATACTACGCAGCAGATGGAATTGTAAGATTTCAATCAGGAGGTGTGTTGGTTTCAACATCAGATTGTGTTGATTGTACAGGTAATATTATTGAGATAACAGGTTGTGATACTAATACATATTATGCTGAATCTACATATCCTGTTACTGTTGGAGATGAAATAAGATTTATATCCAATGCAGTTTTGAATACAGTAGAGTGTGGTGTTGTTGCTAATATAAACTCATCACAAACTTCAACATCTACAATTTATGGTACTCAGGGATATGCTTGTGACTTTTTTACAGGACAACCAACAATGCAAGGAACTTATCCTACATTAGGAAGTATGTATGGTATAGATTTTGGTAGTAATCAATGTACAAAAACAGACTACTTAGGAAATATAGTTAATGTATCTATCAATTCAAATATCGATTCAAATAATAACGGTTGGAAAACTATTTCTTATGGTGTATGTGAATTTGGGGCAGGTAACGGTATAAGTTTAGGATGGGGATTTGAATTAACAGCACAACCAATTAGTACAGACCATCACAAAATTTATACTTTAAATGTGTACTTTACACCTGTAGGAAGTACTGAACAACTATCTCCTATTTTTAGTGCTACATCATCCGGAACAGGAAACAATACAACAACTATAACAAGAAGAAGGTCAAATGGATTGCTTAACTTTTTAGAAGGAAACTTTAGAATAGAAATTCAAAGCACAGAGGATGTATCATTTGATGCAAGTAATATTACTCTTGATGGAGAGATTAGTTGGGTTGATACTAATATTAGTGCAAGAGAGACTACTCTAGGTACTTTCATTTGTTCAGGAACCCCTGCAGCTTGTGCTCCTTCATCTACGGCTTGTAATTTTTATTCACAACAATTAAATTCTCAACAGGTAGTTACTTCTAATCACTACTGTGGAATAACAATATAATAAAATAAAAAATATATTAACTATCTTTGTATAAAATAATAAACTATGAGTAATTACAGGCAACAATCAAGTGGAGCTTTAGGAAATTTAACTACGTGCCCTACTTGCTATGATACATTAAATGTACTTTACACAGGTCAAGGAGGAGAGACAACAGCTTGTTGTGAAACCGGAGGCGGAGGTTCTGAACCTTATTCTATAACAGTGTACGTAGCTCAAGGAAGAACTTTCACAACAGCACCTATGTTTTATAATGAGACTAACTTGCAAGTAGCAGCTCAAAATGGTTTTTATACTGAGAATGTAGCTCCCGGTTCTAGAACTGTTAGGGAGTTAACAGGTCAAGGACAAAATCCTTCATTAACAACTGCTACATCTTGTGCAACTTGTAGTACATCTGTTAATAATATAAAAGAAAGTAGTGCAACTGTTGGTTTAAATACCGCCTATGATGCTTGTTGTGGAAATGACCAACCAAGTGGTTATCGTCTTCCTTATAATACGACATTTTTAACTGCAGATAAAATTTATGCATCAAATGATACAACCTTATCAACTCCTTTAACAGGGTTTTTCTATTCAATAAACGATGGAAAAGTTAAGCAGTTTAATGGAGCTTCACCTGCAGGAACTGCAGCAAATTGTGCAACTTGTTTTGAAACATTAACAGGAATAAGATATTCTAATACGGAAGCAGAAGATGTTTGTTGTGATGTAACAGCTACAGGAACATATTATGTAGCACAAGGAGAAACATTTGCAACTGCTAATACATTATATACTAATGAAGAGTTAACAACAATAGCTCAAAATGGATTTTATAGTAATGATTAATATAAATATATGAGTACTTATAGAGTTTTATCAAATGGAGCTTTAGGCAGTTCAACTGCCTGCCCTACTTGTTATGACACATTAAATTTGCTTTATACAGG